CAATTTTTTCAGATTACAAAACTTCCCTGATAAAAGAACTACCTGCCGAAGTTGTCCCAAAGACCTATTCCTTGTTTGAGGAGAGATACGGTGAAGAATACTTTTTAAAGTTATACTTTAGAATAAGATTAATTGAAAATAGTAAAGAAAATAGGTATAATGATCTTGTCACCAACGTAAAAGATTATTATAACATAGGTGGCAAAAAAAGAGCACTTGATTACATCGACTTAAAGTTAATAAATTCAAGGATTTATAAAGAAGGTGACCAAGAACCGTTCTTTTTTGTTGACAAATGATCTCAATCAAGTATAATAGTGGTAATGCTGTTTCAAACTTTTGACGAAAAAAATGACTGCTTCATGATTTATAAGAACTCACAGTTCTTCAAAGAAATCACAGACGATTGCCATAAAACTTGGTCATACGCCCCTTACCTTAAAAAACACGATATTGAATATGCAAACTTATTTGCCGCTGGTCAAACTCTTGAAGAGGCGTGCCCTGAATCATGGAAAGAAGAATTAGAAGAAATTCAAGCGAGTCTCAAAGCAGTTTTAAAATCTGCTATAGCAACAGGCGTAAATCTAAAGGATATATGCCTTTATGACCTGATGCCAACACATATGCTCGAAAAATGGGCCTCTATGAAAAACAACATTTGCAACCACATCTTCGATAGTTGCGAGAGACCAGAAAACTACAATAATATCCTAAACTTAGAAAAAATGATTACTGAAATTAAATCACAGCCATTGGAATGTGACACAAGCGTAATAAAGAATATCACAGTACAAGATAGAAACACCATCAAAACACTACAAGAGTGCGACAAAGTTATATCTTACGACCAGTTCAAAACGGTCACAGGCCGCCTAAGCACAAAAAAGAATTCTTTTCCAGTGATGACACTGGCTAAGAAATATCGTAAAGTATTAAGGCCGACAAATGATTGGCTCTTTGAAATCGACTTCAACGCTTGCGAATTGCGAGTTGCTTTGGGCTTATTAGGTCATGAGCAACCAGAAGGAGATCTTCACGAATGGAACCTAAAGAATGTCTTTCTTAGGTCAAAAGATCGCGATAACGCTAAGAAAAGGATCTTTGCTTGGCTTTATAACCCCAAAAGCACCGAAGCTAAGGTCGGAGACATTTACGACCGGGAAAAGATCAAAAGTTTGTATTTTTCGGACAATAAGGTAAAAACCATATTTAATCGAGAAATAGAATGTGACGAGGCCCACGCCGTAAATTACGTCATTCAGTCAACGGCAGCAGATCTCGTTTTTGAGCAAATGTATAAGGTTTGGGAACTCTTGGAAGGTCGGAAGAGTTTTATTAAATTTTGTAATCACGATTCGCTTGTTATCGACTTTTCGGAAGATGATCAATATATTCTGAATGATATCAAAAGAGCGTTCGATGTTACACGATTAGGGAAATTTAGAGTTAATTGTAGTGCCGGTAAAGATTGGCACGACATGAAAAAGCTCAATATTAATTAAGAGGAACAATGCAAACTGTCATAGGTCTAGGAAAAGCTGGTTGTAACATAGCAAATTGTCTGAAGGAATATTCAGAATATAACGTCTTAAATATAGATGTCGGTCTCAAGAAGACTAAAAACACATTCGGCCTGAAAAAGCAAGATTCAGTAGAACTATATGAAAAGAGCGTTCCCAAGTCCATAAACAAGTTTTTAGAAAAAGTAGATGCGGAAACGCTATTCATTACAAGCTGCGGCAATGTTACCGCCACCGCTCTGAATATTTTGGAGAGAATAAAGGACAAGTCCAAAATTACCTTGATGTATATCATCCCAGAAAGAGAAGGATTATCGGACAACCAAAAACTACAAAACAACTTGCTGTTCAACATTTTTCAGGAATACGCAAGGTCATCACTACTTGAAAAAATAATTTTACTTGACAATCAATTAATATCTGGTATAATAGGTCCAGTACCAATATTAAAGTATTGGGATAGTATAAATCAAATGATTGCTTCAAATTATCACATGATTAACGTTTTTGAACACAGTATGCCTGTATTCACGACTTTTACCAGTCGTATCAATACAGCGCGTATTAGTTCAATTGGCTTTAATAAATTTGATGAAGAAGAAAAATGTTTTTTTTCGCTTGACATTCCAAGAGAAAAAAGGTATTATTATGCTATACCTCATGAAGTTCTTGAAAAGGACTCTATGTTGATGAACCGAATCAAAGAGCAGGTTAAAGACGCGATAGAACATGACAAAATGAAAGTGGGTTATTCAATATACCCAACCGAATACGATCAGTCATACATCTATTGTGAAAGTAACAGCACTTTGATTCAAAAACTAGCGCCCTGAGAGATTTGTCAGGGTGACTTTAACCAAGGAGAAAATAAAATATGTCTATTAATATGGAAAAAATGCGAGCACGGCAAGTGTCGCTTAAAAACAATGCCAACGGAGGCTCAAACAAGTTTTGGCGTCCACAAGATGGGGAACAAACGATTCGTATCGTCTGTACTCCTGACGGAGATCCTTTCCGTGATTATTGGTTTCATTATAATGTAGGGGATACCCCTGGATTTTTGAGTCCAAAACGCAATTTTGGCGAAGACTGTCCTCTTGACAGTTATGTACGTCAACTGTGGAAAGAAGGTTCAGAAGAATCTAAACGAGTTGCTAAAAAACTTGGCGCACGTCAACGATTTTTTGCCCCTGTCGTAGTACGAGGCGAAGAAAGTGAAGGTGTCAAGATGTGGGGATTCGGTAAACGAACCTACGAAACTCTTCTCGGTCTTGTTTTGAATCCTGAATACGGTGACATTACTGATCCCGAATCTGGAACAGATTTAGTGATTGGCTATGGTAAACCAGCAGGAGCAAGTTTTCCAGAAACTAAAATTACGCCCCGTCGTAAATCCTCACCGCTTCATAAAGATTCGGAGAGAGTTGTAGAACTCATGGAAAATATTCCTGATTTCGAAGAACTGTTTGAAAACGGTCGCAAAACCGCAGATGAGGTTCAAGATATTCTTGCGGCTTATTTGGATAGCGAAGAAGCTTCAGAAGAAGTGGTAGTAGAATCTGCTACACCACAAAATAGTGTAGATAAAGCTTTTAGCGAACTTGTTGGCTAATAGTGTACCGCCGCAGGGAGGCATGGGCTTACAGATGTCTCAACTTTATCAAATAAAAGGAAAACTAAATTGTTAATTAAAGCAGTTGAATGCAAGGAATGCGAAGACATTGTTTATTCTAGGACGGAAGATGATTTTAGAGAGTGCTCCTGTGGTTCAATTGGAGTTAGCGGAGGAGTTAAATTCTTTAAATTTACGGCGCAACCTGCCGCTGGTTACGAAGTCAAGAAAATAAACGTTAAAACAACACTTGACAATCTTTATCAAGATTGGTATAATATGAGAGATGCTTTTGGCGTTATTAAAGCAGAGCCAACAAAGCACGCTTTTCAATAGGAGAAAAATGAAAAAAGTATATAAGAAAGATGACCCAAACTTTAATGAAAAAATAACAGAAGTCGCAAGGCGATTTAAAGGTAAAGGTGGAGGGCCAGACAGCGAAACGGCTATCAACGCCTATAAACAAGACTTGGGAGATGGCTATGTAAGTTTCTATTCAGACAATAGCGACATTACTAATCTTCTCTCAAGAAGCAAAGATTATGTCTTAGAGGTCATTGACTACGGAGAGAACGTATCAATCAAAATTGATAAGAAAGGTTTCCGCAGTTGCTATCACGCCTTTAAGCTTTCAAAATAAGGAGAAACAAATGGCACGAAGAAAAGAAGTAAAAGCTGGCAGACTCAGCATAGACCAGATGAGACAGCTTATAAATAAAAAAGCTGGTATGCAAGTTGCTCATGACTTGAACGACGAAGATAACCCAACAAACGTAACCGATTGGATTTCAACTGGTTCTCGTTGGCTAGATAGTATGATTTGTCGCGGAAAACTCGCAGGTGTTCCAGTAGGAAAAATCACAGAAATTGCTGGCCTAGAATCCAGTGGAAAATCATATATGGCGGCACAAATCGCAGCCAATGCCCAAAAGAAAGGAATTGATGTAGTCTATTTCGATTCTGAGTCTGCTCTAGACAACTCATTTCTTGAGCGTATCGGATGTAACGCAAGTAATATTTTGTATATTCAAGCAACAAGCGTTGAATTCGTTTTAGAAACAATCGAGGAACTTCTTAAATCAAATGAAAATAGAATGTTGTTTATCTGGGATAGTCTGGCATTAACGCCTTCTAACTCTGATATGGAAGGAGACTTCAACCCTCAGTCAACAATGGCAGTAAAGGCCAGAATCCTTTCCAAAGGAATGTCAAAGCTTTTGGTTTCGATTGCGAACACACAATCAACTTTACTTGTTCTCAATCAGCTAAAGGCAAATATTACACGTTCGCCTTCCGAAGCGATGACAACGCCTTATATGACACCGGGAGGAAAAACTCTTATCTACTCGTATTCATTGCGTGTTTGGTTAACCAGACCAAAAGCAAAGGCATCCTTTGTTATGGACGACAAAGGCTTCAGAATAGGAAACACAGTTAAAGTTAAGCTTGAGAAATCACGTTTTGGTTCTCAAGGTCGTCAATGCCAATTTAAAATCCTTTGGGGTGATAATGTTGGCGTACAAGACGAAGAGAGTTGGTTCGATGCCATTCAAAGCTCAGAGCACTTAGAACGTTCTGGAGCTTGGTATGAACTTAAATATGAAGATGGGACGAGCGAAAAGTTTCAATCTGCCCATTGGACAACTAAACTTCAAAATGAGAAGTTTAAAAACCGAGTATTGGCAATCATGGACGAAGAACTCATCGAGAAATTCGACCAAAGAATTGGCAATGCTTCAGATTTTTACGAAGAAGAGGAGAAATAGGATGAGCAGAAAACTCAAAAACTTCAATGTTTTACAACTTGATAATAAATATAATAATATAAAAAGGGACTACTCTTTTTATGAGCTTTGGGAATTATATCCAAACACAAAAGTAGACGGCCAGTTTCAGAGATGGGGCGGCGTTGAAAGGGGTTCTGGTTGGTCACACAAACAGGCTCGTGCGTGGCTTTCGAATGCTCTTGTGGGTTCCACTATCAACACAATAGTTATTGCCAAAGTTAGCGCTTGTTTAAAGTTTGCTCGCGAGCAAAAGTGTGCAGAGTCAATTAAATATTGGGAAGGCGTAGCAGAGGATGGATTTGAAAATGTGAGTATGGATGGCAATAACTCGACCAGTACCGTTTATCATTTTATAAATAACCACCCCCAGATATATTTGATGATTGACAATAAGAAGACATACTTCAAAGATCTGCCGGAAGGTGTCCAGAATAAGATTCAAAATCGTCAAAGGATTACTGTAAATGAGTTTAGAGAAATCCTCGTTGATGAAATGTGTGAAGAGTTCCGAAACTTTAACACTTCTTGTGGTTTAAACGCACAGGAGTACAGACAGGCGCAATGGTCTGATATGTCAGCATTCATAATGACCATTTCAAACACTGACAAGTTAAGACAAATGTTCAAAAAGATGGTAGCCAGTTGTTCAGACGACGTTAAATTGGATTTACGCACTCACGAGGAATTGGTGGCACAGCTTGCGATGAAAATTCAAGGTAAGTATAAGGTAGACGTCAAGAAAACGGATTTAGACGAGTTCTATGTTAGTGTTCGTGATCTCGCACCTCCAGTTTCCAAAAAAATAGAAAAGGTGCTTGGAACATTAGAGAAAATGAGCGCTGGCTTCAAAACAACGGGTTCGAGCAATGGTAACAAGCTTTCTAAAGGTGCTTTTCAGAACCTTGCCGACCTCATTTATTCAATTTTGTATGATTTTGACATAGACGTTGTTGATAACGAACAACTTTACGAATGGTTTGATAAGAAAGATTATAAGTTCAAAGAAGACTCAAAACAAGTCGTCGAGGAGGATCGAGAAGAGCTTTCATATATATATTGGACCACTACCTATAACAAGCAAAGGTACTATAATAAAATAAAAGAAAAATTTGCACAGCACTTCTATGAGGATTTGGAGTCCCTAGAAGAAAAGGGGGTTGTTAAGCGCAGAAGAACTTCAAAAGATATTTTCACCCCTAAACAAAAGAGACAATTATTAGAACTTCAAGGTTATGAAACAAGGCGGAAGCAGCCAATCACGATTTATGATTTGGCAAATGGAAGGGTAGAGGCCGATCATTTAGTATCCTTCAAAGACGGCGGAAAAACTACTATCGAAAATGGAGAGTTAATGTTAACTGCGGACAACAGAAAGAAAGGAGCGGCTTCCTGGCTTCCTCATTTCCCTCATCAAAAAGCCCCAGAACCTGACAAGGAAATTATCATGATGACGAGTGAAGGATAACACGTCTTTTATATAGTAAATATACTATTTATTATACAATTTAGAGGAACTGCCCGTGAAAATCACCAAATCCCGCATGAAACAAATCATCAAAGAAGAAATTCAAAAAGCACTAACGGAACAAGATAAAAAGTTTTTTCCAAAGAAGAATTGTCCGTGGGTTGTGTTGCCAAAATATCACACTGGGCAGCCTCCGTACTGTTCGGGAATTCGACTTCCACTCAAACCCCGGAAGGCGGAAGGATGGGAAAAGCACTGCCCGCCGACTAATCCGAAATGCGACGAGTTTGACCTGGGTGCCAAAGCGCCAACGTATAAGAAGAAGACGTACCAAAGTCAATGTTGGACCATTGTTGATCACAAGACTGACGATCCTGAGTTGAAGATGAAACGGATGGACACTCTTGATTTTCGCGACTGGCTCAGTAAAAATAATTGTATGAGACCTCGACATATAACGATTTGGCGACTGTATGGCTTGCCAAATGACTCGCAAGCAATAAGCAACTGTTGGGCTAATGTTTCAAGCTACTACCGTGAAGATTTAAAAAAACCTGAAGAAGAGGATAAGGACGAACAAGTTGTAGAGCCATCAGAAGAAATCATCTTCAGCGACGAAGAAGGAACTCTCGGCGGCGGCAGCAGCGGTGGTTGCGGTCCAAGACCGCCTTTAAGTAAAAACTGGCGAGAGAAAGCTTGGGCAAGTTCAGAAAGAAAAACTTTCCGCGCTTGGCGCGAGTGTGTGAGAAACGCCAAGTCAAAATAACAATTCAGTAATAAAAAATATACTTTTTCCTTGTTTTTTGTTTAATAGCATGTTATAATTGTTATGTACTTAATTATTGGGAGAAGGTATGAACCTTAAAAAATACAAACATCTATTTAACATTCATCTCGCGGCCTCGACAGCAGTGTCGGCCCTTTTTCATTTTGCTTTCATCTTAGCGGCCCTTTTCTTGTGGACAGAACTGCCGAACTTAGAAAGAGACCAACCAATCTTCAAAGAGCTTCAAGTTCAGTTTAAAGCCGCTCCAAAACACTATTTGGACATAACAACTATAGAAGAAATACTGCTAGAGTTGGAAGGCACGTCAAAGTGGCCCACTGACGAAAACGGAAAATATTCCCCTTCGCCTCCATCTCTTTCTATTCGACAGGCTTTTCCACGGTTATAATAAAATATCTTGACTGTTCGATTATACAACGTGAGTACTATTTATTATACAATTTAGAGGAGTTGTTCATGAAAATCACCAAATCACGCCTTCAGCAAATTATTAAAGAAGAAATCCAAAGAG